CCATGGCTTCGTGATGATCCTTGATTGGTCTGGCTCCATGCAAGGTAGCCTGAAAGATACCGTCAAGCAACTGATTAGCTTGACCTCTTTCTGTAAGCGCACACAGATTCCTTTCGAAGTCTACACCTTCCGTGATCCTACTGGAAAGAAAGGTCCTTCGTTTGAAACCTCTCATGGTGATCTTATGTTTGAGCAACTCACCATGCGAAATGTCCTTTCATCTCGTATGAATGTGACAGAATTGAATGAGGCCTATGCTCTGCTTTGGGGTATGTCAACAAACGGTTCTCAGTATGAACCTATGGGTGGTACACCTCTCAATGGTGCTATCGTTGTGACCGAGCAAATTGTGAACCAGTTCAAGGCTCGTAGCAAGGTGCAGATTGTGAATGTGATCTTCCTCACCGATGGCGGATCGAATACCATCAAAGGTGTGCAAGGTGTTGAAGTTGGCAGCCGTTGGAATGGAGATGCTAAGTATATCATCCAAGACAAGGTGATGAAGAAAGATTACTATCTCAAGGAACATATCTACAGTTCTGCTTCCGATATCACAATCAATCTTCTCAAGATTCTCAAGGATCGTACTGGTTGCAACCTGATTGGTTTCTATCTGCACCATGCCAGTTCAAGTCGAGTTGTCTATGAGTTCTACGGTTACGGAATTGAAGAAAAGTTCCGTACAACCATGATGAAGCATTGGACCGATAACAAGTTTATTCCCGTGACGAACCATGGTTATGATGATTACTACATCATCAATACTCAGGCCATGAAAGATACGGAAAACAAGCTTGAAATCAACAGTACCATGACAAAGGCTAAGATCGCTAAGGAATTCATGAAGTTTTCCGAAAAGAAAGCTGTGAACCGTATCCTCCTTCAGCGGTTTATCGACAAGATCGCCTCGGACAAGAAGCGGGTGGCTTGACAAAGCCACCTCACTCCTCTATAATACTCCTATGATGATGAGAAAGACAGGAAAGAAAGAGATGCCTAAGATCACTGACCGTTCGCAGTTCCTTGAAGCCGCCCGTACCGAATACGGAAACATTAGCTCCATCACCCGCCAGCAGGTGTTGGATGTTTGCGCTTCTCAGAACCTTGATTATCCGAATTGGCTGGTTAATGATAAGCAATACCGCATTGGTCGCGGTGTTTACAGTCTGCCTTCTTTTGGCACCGCAAAGCCTGCAACCAAGCAGGCCGCGCCTGCGCCCGTGATGCCTGAGATGGTAGTTGCCATGGCAGCCGCAGCGGTTCAGTTGAATGTGGCTGCACCTGTGAACCTTGTTCCCGAAAAAGCCAGCGGCTATGTGCCTTTCGGTAACTTCTCAGATGTTCGTACCATCGTAAAGTCCAACAAATTTTATCCTATGTATATCACTGGTCTGTCCGGCAACGGTAAGACCATGATGGTGGAGCAGGTCTGCGCCGCTGAAAAACGTGAAATGGTTCGTGTCAATATCACCATTGAGACCGACGAAGACGACCTGATCGGCGGCTTCCGCTTGATCGATGGTCGCACCGTCTGGCAGAATGGTCCTGTTGTTGTTGCGATGGAACGTGGTGCAGTCCTGCTCCTCGATGAAGTTGATCTTGGCTCTAACAAGCTTATGTGTCTCCAGCCTGTCCTTGAAGGCAAGCCGATCTATCTCAAAAAGATCAACAAGGTTATCACTCCAATGCCTGGTTTCAATGTGATTGCTACTGCAAACACCAAGGGCAAAGGCTCTGATGATGGCCGCTTCATTGGCACCAATGTGATGAACGAAGCCTTTCTTGAGCGTTTCTCCATCACCATGGAACAGGAATATCCTGCTCAGAAGGTCGAGCAAAAGATCCTGAACAATGTGCTTGGTGCAAACGGTGTTGAAGATACTGGCTTCACCGATAAGCTTGTGCAGTGGGCTGACGTAATCCGCAAGTCCTTCTATGAAGGTGCTGTGAGTGAGATTATCTCCACTCGCCGTCTTGTCCACATTTGCGAAGCCTTCGTGATCTTTGGTCAAAAGCGCGACAAGGCTATCGAGCTTTGCTTGAACCGCTTCGATGTTGATACCAAGACCGGCTTCATGGACCTTTATAAGAAGCTTGATGAGACGATCAATCCTCTTGATCCTGTTCAACAGATGAACGACCTCAAGAAGGCCGCAGAGGTTGCCTTCTGAGCTAAACTGCGCTATAGTCCATCATGGTGTTTCAGCCACTCACCGTGATGGATTTCTTTATCTAGTGGCTTATATTATGGAGAAAACGCATGTCTCAGTTGTCTAAGGTTGCAAAGCATCTTCGTCGTCACAACACCGGCCCTGGCGTCACTGCCGCTAAGTTGGCTAAGCTTTCTGGTGTTCCGAAGGAGAGCGTTTACAAGCGCATCTATGACCTTCGCGTTGTTGAAGGCAAGGCTATCTATAGCAACTTCCGTATGGTGAATGGCCATCGCAAGATGTATTACCGCATCGCCTCGTAATTTTTAAACGAGGTCCTCAAAAGGGGCGCTATATAATAGTAGCGTCCCTTTTTTGTCATAACTGGAGTGGTCATTATGGAACTACAAATTAATGTTGAAGAATTAAGAAAGAATAAGCTATTCGTTGCTACACCTATGTATGGTGGGCAGTGCAATGGTCTCTACATGAAGGCCTGCCTTGACCTTCAAGGCATCTGCCAGCAATACGGCCTCGAAATTCGGTTTTCGTTTCTGTTCAATGAAAGCTTGATTACTCGCGCTCGAAACTACCTTGTCGATGAGTTTCTTCGTTCTGGGTTCACCCATCTACTCTTCATCGATTCGGACATCCTCTTCAATCCACAAGACGTTCTCGCCCTCCTTGCTATTGACAAGGACGTGATTGGCGGTCCTTATCCCAAGAAGTCAATCAACTGGCGTAACGTGTTTGCTGGTGCAAAGCGTGTCATCGAAGATCCGAATGTGGATCTCACCAAGTTCAATCCTGGTGAGCTTGAAGGTTTGACCGGTGATTATGTGTTCAATCCTGTTCCTGGTACTACCACATTCCGTGTGAGTGAGCCGCTTGAAGTCATGGAGATTGGTACAGGTTTCATGCTCGTCAAGCGTCAAGTCTTCGACAAGTTCAAGGATGAATATCCGCATTTGAACTACAAGCCTGACCATGTTGGCCAGCAAAACTTTGACGGTTCAAGGTACATTCATGCTTACTTTGATACTGTCATCGATCCTGACTCTCACCGTTATCTGTCTGAAGACTATATGTTCTGTCAGTACTGGCGTGCGATTGGTGGGCATATCTGGCTCTGCCCTTGGATGCAGACACAGCATGTCGGCACTTACGCGTTCCAAGGTAACATGCCCAAGATTGCAGAGTTAACAGGAAACCTCTAAACATGTTGATCGGCGTAGTTGGATTCGCCGGCTCAGGTAAGGGAACGATTGGTGATATCTTAATCAAGGATCATCAATTCGTTCGCCTTTCTTTTGCTGATGCTTTGAAAGATGCTGTCTCTGCCATCTTTGGCTGGGACAGAAAGATGCTTGAAGGTGATACCAAAGAAAGCCGAGAATGGCGAGAAGAGGTTGATCCTTGGTGGTCTGACAAGTTTGGTTATCAGGTAACACCTCGCCTGATGATGCAGAAGATGGGTACAGAGGCCGGTCGTGAAGTTTTCCATGATGAAATCTGGATTCACACTGTAGCGAAACGTCTGGAAGACCACGAGCGTGTGGTTATTCCTGATGTTCGATTTGCAAATGAGATTGACTTTATTCGTAAGAATGGTGGATTTGTTGTGCAAGTAAATCGTGGTAAAAATCCGAAGTGGTATGATGTTGCTCTACAAGCTAACAAAGAAAAAAATACCGACCTCATGGTAAACTATCCGATCCATCACTCAGAATGGGCATGGGTTGGTCATCATCGAGACTATCAAATCGATAACAACGGAAGCATAGTGATGTTGGAATCTGACATAAAACATATGCTGAAGGTCTTTACAGGCCCAACCAACTCTGCTATAATCCAGTCTGTAGCTTGAAACTTAGGAGTCTATATTATGAAGATGAATGAGCGTACACTAACAGTCTTGAAGAACTTCGCCAGTATCAACTCTGGTGTTGTCCTTCGCCCAGGTTTGATTCAAAAGACCGTATCTCCCGAAAGCACAATCCTTGTTGAAGCACATCTTGAAGATGACTTCACCGAAACTTTCGGTATCTATGACTTGAATCAGTTCCTCGGCAATGTCACGACCTTGAATAGCCCTGAATTGAGTTTCACTTCACAGTCTGTCATTATGAAAGATGCTGACCTTGAATTGAACTTTTACTCCGCATCTCCTAATCTTATCATCTCTCCGCCTGAAGGTAAAGACCTTGTGATGAAGGATGCTGACGTATCTTTCAATCTCACATACGCAACCTTGCAAAAGCTTTTGCGTTTGGCTTTAATGAACGATCTCTCCAATCTTTCTATCATCGGTAAGAATGGCGGCATCTACCTTCAGGCCCATGAGTCGAAGAATGACACCTCAAACTTTGCATCTTCGAAGATTGCAGACCATGATGGAGCTGACTTCAGTGTGATGTTCAAGGTTGAAAACTTGAAGCTGATCCCTGATGACTACAAGGTTGAAATCAAGATTGGTGGTTTCACCTGCTGGACTAACAAGACAAACACCCTCAAGTATTTCATTGCATTGGAGAAGAAGTAATCATGGCTAAGAAGCAACAGACAAACGAAAGCTGGAGTGTCACCTACACTTTTCGCGATAAGGATACCAGTGATGATATCCGCTGCGTAAGCATGAATTGGGAAAACCGCTCTGCTGAAGAGATCATCAGTAATCTTAACACTTGGTTGGTAGCCACCGGTTATGACCAGCTTGTTGTTACGGAGAAGAAGTAATGTCTATGATTGGTCACAACAAGCCTTTCGTTTCTCCCAATTCTCTTTCGAATGAAGAGAAGAAGAAGCTGAAGAATGTTATCTATGCAATCAATGATTCTCTGACCCGTGTGGCTAGTGAACGTGACTTGCAGAAAGAAGCTATCACCGAAATCTGTGATGAACTTGGTGTTGATAAGAAGTTGGTGCGTAAGATGGCTAAGGCATACTTCATGGCTAACTATAACACCATTGTTGAAGAAGAGAAGAACTTCCAGGACTTTTACGACTCCATTATCAAGGAGTCGTAATGGCCTTTAATCCTTCAGAACGAAGAAATCGCATGAAAGAATTGATGAGGCCTATTGACAGGCAGATCATGTTGTGCGATGATGTACAAGACTTGTTTGCCTTAGCTTCTATCATGACCGTTACTTCGAAGAACATCTTCAAGGCACAGTTAGGTAGAGAAGGTGCAATTCAAATCTTTGAAAAGATTATGGAGGATCTTGAAAATGAGCGGTGAATATCTGTGGGTAGAAAAGTTTAGACCAAAGACGGTATCTGACTGTATCCTTCCTAATCGTATCAAGAAGGTCTTTCAGAGTTATGTAGACACCGCAAACATTCCAAATCTCATGCTTACTGGTAGTGCAGGTGTTGGTAAGACCACCGTCGCTATGGCTATGTGTGAAGAGATTGGTTTGAACTATATGTTCATCAACTCGTCAGAAGAACGTGGCATCGATATGCTGCGAACCAAGATTCGTGGCTATGCTTCTACAATCTCTCTGACTGGTGGTCGTAAGGTTATCATCCTCGATGAGGCCGACTATCTTACGCCTGATGCACAAGCAGCCTTGCGTGGTGCTGTTGAGGAGTATTCTGAGAATTGCTCTTTCATCTTCACCTGTAACTTCAAGTCTCGCCTACTTGATGCGTTGCATTCTCGTTGTTCTGTGATTGACTTCTCATTGAAGGCTGATGAGAAGCCTCGTATGGCTGCACAACTCTTTCAGAGACTTTCAACTATTCTAATCAATCAGAAGGTAGAATATGACAAGCAAGTTCTTATCAAGATTGTCGAGAAGTTTTTCCCAGACTATCGTAGAACTCTCAACGAGCTTCAACGATATTCTTCTGGTGGTTCTATTGATGCTGGCACTCTCGCTCAGATATCAGATGTAAGAAAGATTGCCGACCTTGTTGGCTATCTGAAAGAAGGTAACTTTTCTGAGATGCGTAAGTGGGTTGTGACCAACTCTGACATTGAACCGTCACGCATCTATCGTAAGGTCTATGATAGTTTGTATGAGTACTTTAAGCCGGCTAGCATTCCGCAGGCTGTTGTTATCTTGGCTCGGTATCAATATCAGTCTGCGTTCGTCGCCGACCAAGAGATCAACTTGGTGGCTTGTCTAACTGAAATTATGGTTGACTGTGAATATGTTTGATAATGCCATTAAAGAAAACTGTGAAGTTACAGCTTGGTGTAAAATGTCCGAGATTATAACTTTGAAAAACATACCTTTTGGTATGTACGCTTTCACTGGACCTGAAGATAGAACGCCTTCTAGAAACATCTGGCCTCACGAACATATGGGCGTTGTTTATTTTGGTATAGCCGGTAAATCTTATGATGATGCCTACTATGATCGAAAAGTTAAAGAGTCAGATACTTATCATAAATCTGGTTTGCTATATCAGAGGTTAAGACACCATAGAACAGAACTGGGTAGAGAACCTAAGTTATTCGCTAAGACTTCTTCTCATACTAAATTTTTCGAAGAGTTCGGTTTTGCTGAAAACCACCTCAGCAAGATCAACGTATGCGTCTTGACACCTAAAAAGAAACTTGATAATATTAATGTTCGATCTTGGTTATATGCAATTGAAAGTGCTTCGATTTACCAATATTCTGAGAATTTTGGTTATCAACCTTTGATGCAGATCGCCCACTCGGCTGACTGTAGCGCCGCTCTTATTGATGAGAACACGTTGAACCAGAAGAAGATTAGAGAAGTTCGTAATAATAACTTACAGGAGTTTTTCAGTGGCTAAGAAAGGTTCATACATAGGCGGTCATACTACAATAAACACTATGACCTCAGATAGAGCTACCTATCTAAATCGTAGGATGTATAAGCACATTGAACAGCAAAAAGCTGAAAAACAAGCTATCATAGAAAAAGTAGGAAATGATTCGATCTTAATCAAGAAAGAGCTTAAAGCTTTAAGAGAGAAGAAGGCGGATGAATATGACAAGATATGGCGAGAAAAAGAAGAAAAGCGTCGATTAGAAGATTTGAAAACATATGAAGAATATAAAAAGCGTCAAGAAAAATTGAAGGATCATAGAGGCCGTGGTTGACCTATTCAAAGAAATAATACCTTCTATCCTTCAGACCAAGAAGGTAGAGTTAACACATGAGA